TTGTAAGGACAGCCAAATGAATAGATTTGCGACAATGTAACATGTCAATCCGGCGACAGCCCATGAGGTTAGCAACACCAATGCCGTGACATTTGGTACGCCTGTCGCAATTCCCGGAGCTGTGAATCTGTCTCTGGATCCTGAAGGGGATACCGAGCCGTTTTATGCGGACGATATGGTGTATTACACCACAGTGGCCAATAACGGTTATTCGGGTGATCTGGAGATCGCGCTGATCCCGGACAGCTTCAGGAAAGACATCCTGAAGGAAACGGAAGACAGCAACGGTGTCCTGGTTGAGGATTCCACGGTGGAACCGGAGCATTTCGCTCTGCTTTTCGAGTTCTCCGGGGACAAGAAAAAGATCAGGCACTGTATGTATTATTGCACTGCCGCAAGACCGACCATCGAAGGCAAGACCAATGAGGATTCCAAGGAGGTCCAGACGGAATCGCTGGAGATCACGGCAACGCCGCTTCCGAGCGGTCTTGTGAAGGTGAAGACCGGAGCAAACACAACGGATGAGGTCTACAACGGCTGGTATTCTGCTGTTTATCAGTCTCCGACAACGGAACCGACTGAGCAGGGACAGGGTTAAGACTATGGGGCAGGGCTTTGGCTCTGCCCTTAATCGTGATTGGAGGATTTAATCATGGCACTTACAAAGACAGTGAATATTGATGGCAAGGATGTGACTTTCAGAGCTTCCGCTGCCATTCCAAGAATATACAGGAACAAGTTCCACAGGGATATCTATAAGGACCTTCACGACCTGCAGAAGAGCATTGATGAGAACGATCCCGAAAACTCCGCATTGGATTCTTTTTCGCTGGAGCTGTTCGAGGATATCAGCTACATCATGGCGAAGCATGCGGATCCACAGGGGGTTCCGGATACTCCGGATGAGTGGCTGGATCAGTTCGGGACATTTTCCATTTATCAGGTGCTTCCGGAGATCATCGAGCTTTGGGGACTTAATGTCCAGACGCAGGTGGAGAGTAAAAAAAACTTCGAGCGACTGACCGGGAAATGACAACGCCGTTGTTGTTGCTCCGGTGCGTACAGTTAGGAATCCATATCAGTGAATTGGATCTGTTGACGATCGGAACCGTGCTGGATATGTACACGGAGCTTCAGAGGGATGATGAGCCTCATGATCAGCTAGCAAGTCAGGAGGACTTTGACCGATTCTGACCATCGTATTTGATGTGACTTGGTGAATAATTATCGCAACACGATAAAAAATACTTGACATACGAAAGAAGAACGAGTATACTCCAAATCACATCAAGACATGGAGGTGAAAGTCAAATGGAACAAAAAAGTTTGGCAAAATGGCTTAAGATTATCCTTGTAGGAGTAGGGCTTTGCGGTCTGATTGTTTATTTTGTGATCTTTCCAAGTTATGGTCAGTCTCTGGTGACTGGTTATCCTGAGTTTGCTAATAGATTCTGGCCGTGGCTTATATTTTTATGGGTAAGCGGAATCCCGTGTTATACGGTACTGGTGTTCGGATGGAGAATTGCTTCAAATATTGGAAAAGATAGGTCGTTCTCAAATGAGAACGCTAAATACCTTAAATGGATATCATGGCTTGCCGCCGGTGATGGCATATTTTTCTTTATTGGAAATGTAGTTTTGCTATTCATAAATATGAGTCATCCTGGAGTTGCCTTGTTTTCCTTAATCGTGGTTTTTGCTGGCGTAGCTGTCGCTGTAGCTGCTGCGGCACTGTCGCATCTGGTAAAGAAGGCAGCTGCCCTTCAGGAACAGAGCGATCTTACAATCTGACGGGAGGGGCATATGGAAGGTGAAATTATTTTTAACATCGATGTTATGCTTGCCAAACGGAAGATGAGCGTTACGGAGCTTGCGGAAAAAGTAGGGATAACAGTCACGAATATGTCAATCCTGAAAACAGGTAAGGCGAAGGCTATAAAAGTAAGCACACTTGTTAAACTATGTGAGGCATTGAATTGTCAGCCGGGAGATTTGTTGGAGTATAGACCTACGGAGGGCAAATCAAATGAATAAGAAAATAATAGGCGTCATTCTTGTGGCTTGTATACTGATGTTAGCAGGATGCGGGAAAGTGAAATATCCTGATCTTCCCGACAATCCGATTGCCTTTGAAATGGGTAGTTTTGAAGATACTGAACATGATGAGGCATTGTTTGGAACTTTAGAATACAACGGAAGAACCTATATAGGATTTGGAACGATCAGCAATGCATATAAGCAGAGTGATTTAGACCAGTGCATCGGTTATATCGTTATGGATAAGAATAGCTCTTCTGTACCGGATCCAAATAATACTGATACCAGAGTATATACACTTGCCGGAGATGACCATCATAACTTCCTGATGGATTATGATGGCATCGGAGAGATGAATCAACCTAATATTTGGCGAGCAGTGGATACTAAAGGAAAAGATATTGAGATCCCCGCTTTCATAGATGATTTGGGTTATGAGTTCTGGAAATAGACAGAGGATGGATCAAATGAGTAAGAGGCTCGCAGAAAACAGGTTGATAATGACAACACCTTTAATTTTAGGGATTGCATCATTCATTGTGTTTGGCATCTATTTCTGGAGTTGCAATCATGCACCATATAATTACACGGAAATCATATTTGCGGGTCCTGTGCTTTCACTGATAGGAGTGATAATATCCATCATTACGTGTAGGAGCAGGAAAGAATACCCTATGCTGTGGGGATGCGGTGTGTTTTCATGCTTGATTGGATTTGTGATATGTGTGTTTGTCATTTGTCTGTTGATAGCTATATTGATAGCGGCATCCAAAGGCGAATGGCTCTAATTTGAAAGAGGGGCAAGATAAATATATGAAAAAAGTAATAGTGATTTTAGCAGTATGTTTTTCTTTTATGCTAAGTGCCTGTGGTAATCAGGCCAACGGACATAATAATTATATCAATGGCTTGGGAGTTGATTTATCGGGTGGAACAGTTATATCTGATTCAGATACTCATGGTGGGTTTCATGGTGACGGATATCGACTCCAGACAATTCAGTATTCGGACGATTCCTTGGAACATGCTATTGTCGCCGATGGAAATTGGCATAAACTCCCATGCACGGCGAATCTGAATACGTTTATTTATCAACCATATGATGTAAATTTAAAAATTCCCAAGGTGGAGAAAGGTTATTATTTCTTATATGACAGGCATAGTGAAAGTAAAGATCCGTACAGTGATGAAGATTTATTAAGCAGATCTTCCTTTAATTTTACTTTTGCGATATATGACTCAGAATCGAAAATATTGTATGTGTGCGAATATGACACATAACAATCAAGATGATGTAATTTTATAGGAAAATATGAGGTTGTTTTGAGAAGAATCGGGAGACCGGTTCTTTTCTTTTGTCCAAAATCAGGAAGGAGGGAATCGGATGGCTGGACGGATCCAGGGTATCACCGTAGAGATCGGCGGCGATACCACCAAACTACAGACTGCCTTAAAAGGCGTAAATACAGAGATCAGAAATACTCAGAGCCAGCTGCGTGATGTCGATAAGCTCCTGAAACTTGATCCTGGAAATACGGAACTGCTTGCGCAGAAACACAGGCTCCTGGGAGATGCCGTTAAGGAAACGAAGGAAAAGCTGGAGACCTTAAAGACGGCAGCGGAACAGGCAGAGCAGGCCCTGAAGGATGGAACGATCACGCAGGAACAGTATGATGGCCTGCAGCGTGAGATCGTTGAGACAGAACAGAAACTGAAGTCTTTGGAGGAACAGGCAAGGCAGTCCGGGACGGCTCTTCAGGAAATTGCCGCAAAGGGTGAGAAGCTGAAGACGGTTGGTGACAATGTTACCAATGTCGGAAAGAAGTTCATGCCCGTGACTTTGGGTGTTGTGGGATTAGGTACGGCGGCGGTGAAGACTGCCGCTGATTTTGATTCCGCCATGAGCAAGGTGGCAGCGGTATCCGGTGCGACAGGTTCTGATCTGGAAGCGCTCCGGGATAAAGCCCGTGAGATGGGTGAGAAGACAAAGTTCTCTGCATCCGAGGCAGCGGAAGCCATGAACTATATGGCGATGGCCGGCTGGAAGACGGAGGATATGCTTTCCGGTATCGAAGGTGTCATGAACCTGGCTGCGGCTTCCGGTGAGGATCTGGCTACCACTTCCGATATCGTGACAGATGCACTTACAGCATTTGGACTGACAGCGAAGGACTCCGGGCATTTTGCGGATATCCTTGCGGCTGCTTCCAGTAACGCAAATACGAACGTCTCCATGATGGGTGAGACCTTCAAGTATTGTGCTCCGATCGCCGGTGCTCTGGGATTCTCTGCGGAGGATACGGCGGAAGCGATCGGCCTGATGGCGAATGCCGGTATTAAGGGATCCCAGGCTGGTACGGCTTTGAGAACCATCATGAATAACCTATCCGGAGAGGTGAAGATCTGCGGATCTTCCATTGGGGAGGTTACGATTGCAACGACCAATGCAGATGGCTCCATGAGGGATCTGTCGGACATTCTGGCTGACTGCCGAACAGCATTTTCAGGTCTATCTGAATCAGAGAAGGCGGCAGCGGCTGAATCGTTGGTTGGCAAGAATGCAATGTCCGGATTCCTGGCTCTGATGAACGCCGGAGAAGCGGATATCAACAAGCTTTCCAGTGCGATTGATAACTGTGATGGTTCAGCAGCAAGTATGGCTGAGACCATGAATGATAACCTTGCCGGTCAGCTGCAGATCCTGAAGTCCCAGCTGGAAGAACTGGCAATTTCATTTGGTGAGCTGCTGATGCCTGCGATCCGAACCATTGTCGGATGGATCCAGAAGTTTGTGGACTGGCTCAATTCGATGGATGAGGGTACCAGGAAGGTTATTGTCACGATTGCCCTGGTGGCGGCAGCGATTGGACCGATACTGATCATTGTCGGTAAAGTGATCTCTGCGGTCGGTACCATTATGACTCTGGTGCCGAAGCTGGCAGGTGTGATCAATGCGGCGAAGGGAGTATTTGCTGCCTTCAATGCGGTATGCGCGGCGAATCCATATGTGCTGATTATCGCAGCGATTGTCGCCTTGGTGGCGGCGTTCATTTATCTCTGGAATAACTGTGAAGAGTTCCGGCAGTTCTGGATCGACCTGTGGGAGAGCATCAAAGAGATTGCCATTGCCGTGTGGGAAGCGTTGAAGGCGTTCTTCCAGGCAGCATGGGAATCAATCAAGACCACGGCAACAACGGTCTGGAATGCGATCAAGGATTTCTTCTCCGGATTGTGGGAAGGTATTAGGAATATCTTTACGACTGTGGTAAATGCGATCAGTACGTTCCTGACCAATGCCTGGAATGCGATCAAGAATACCGTGACTACGGTGTTCAATGCGATAAAGACATTTTTCACGACAGTCTGGAATGGCATCAAGTCTGTTATCACGACAGTGGTGAATGCGATTTTCACCTTCCTGACTACGGCTTGGAATGGGATCAAGACCGCGATCACAACGGTGCTGAATGCCATTAAGACAGCGGTTACTACGGTCTGGAATGGTATTAAGAATACTATCACGACCATTGTGAACGGAATCAAGAATGCAGTCACAACAGCATGGAACAATATCAAGTCTGCTGTATCCAATGCGGCAAACGCGATCAAGACCGGCGTGACGAATGCCTTCGATGCTATGCTGAACGGCATCAAAAATATCTGCGGAAATATCTATGGTGCTGTGAAGGGCGGATTTGATAAGGCAATCGGCTTTATCAAGGGTCTGGCTTCTCAGGCGTTCCAGTGGGGTGCTGACTTCATCGGCGGCATCGTGAACGGTATCAAGTCCATGATCGGCAAGGTCGGTGAGGCTGTTTCTTCCGTTGCGGATAAGATCCGGAGCTTCCTGCATTTCTCTGTTCCGGATGAAGGGCCGCTTACGGATTATGAGAGCTGGATGCCGGACTTCATTGGAGGACTTGCTAAAGGCATTGAGAAGAGCCGGGGCATGATCGAGAATGCGATGAACGGCGTGACTTCTGATCTGACCATTACTCCGAAGGTGATGGCGGCTCAGGGAGGTTATTCCGGATCCACTGCTTCAAGTGGTGATCTGATCTCCGGTATAAATACAGCACTGAATACGGCTCTGGCCGGTGGAGGCGCTGCAGGGGACATCGTGATCCCGGTATATATCGGCGGTGACATGATTGATGAGATCGTGGTTACGGCTCAGCAGAGAATGAATCTAAGAAGTGGAGGCAGGTAAGATGGCTCATTTGCAGTATCTTGTTTTTAATAATGAGAATATCCCGATGCCTGCCTCTTATTCTGTGAGTTTATCAGATGTGGAGGCAGACAGCGGCGGCGTGACGGAAGCGGGAACCACACAGAGAGATGTAGTAAGAGAAGGTGTTGTTCAGATCGGCGTGACCTTCCGTGTATCGAAACGGTGGCTGAATAAGTTTTCGGCATATAAGAAGCTGGCAAGCATTACGGTGGGATATCTGGATATGGAGACCATGAACATCGTAAACACGCAAATGTACATTGACGGGTATCAGGTAAAGCTGGTCAGCGATACATCGTATGGTTCACTATGGGAGGTATCTTTCACGTTGAAAGAATTTTGAAAAAAGTGTTGACTCCTACGTTACGTAATAGTTTATATTAACATTACCAAGCGAATGGAGGATACGCCAATGATGACAATACATGAGGTGAGCAAGCTTGCCGGGGTGAGTATACGCACTCTACAATATTATGACAAGATCGGTCTTTTGCATCCGACGGGATACACCGATGCAGGTTACAGGCTGTATGACGATGCAGATCTGGAACGCCTTCAGCACATCTTACTGTTTCGTGAGTTGGAGTTTCCTTTGAAGGACATCAAGGTAATCATAAACAGTCCTGATTTTGACAGAAGCACGGCATTAGAGCAGCAAATTGAACTGCTTCGTTTGAAGAAGGAACATATTGAGAATCTGATGAACTTTGCGCTTGGAATAAAAATGTTAGGAGTGAAGCATATGGATTTTAAGGCTTTTGATAGAAGTAAGCTGGATGAGTATTCCCGACAGGCCAAGGAACTATATGGCAATACGCCTGAGTACAAAGAGATGGAGGAAAAGCAGAAGAATCGTACAAAGGAAGAGGATAATATCCTTGCAGATAGATTTATGCTGCTTTTCAAGGAAGCTGGAGAGATGAGGAATACGGATCCGGCATCGCCTGAAGCACAGGATTTGGTGAAAAGGATACAAGCTTATATTACTGAAAACATGTACACCTGCTCAAATAAGATTTTGCGAGGCTTGGGTAAGATGTATTCAGGAGGCGGTGACTTTACAAAGAACATCGATGAGTATGGCGGAGAAGGAACTGCAGAGTTCGTGGATAATGCTATTCAAATCTATTGCGACAAGGCAGAATAAGCAAATCACATTCAGCTACTAAGAGGGTCGGGAAACCGGCTCTCTTTTCATGTCCGGAGGGAGGTGGTCATTTGTATCCGGTCAGCAATGCCTTTCTTGAAGCAGTGAAGGCGAATACAAGAAAATATTACTGGACCGGCAGGATCACAACGACTGCCGGAACAGTTTATGAGTTTGATCAGGATGATATGGTCAAGGGCAGCGGGTATATTACCAGTCAGTGCTGCGGATCCACAGAGATAGAACTGGGAACGGTTTATGCGGCTGAGATGGGGATATCGCTATTCTCCGAGATCAACCGGTATACGCTGGAAGATGCGAAGGTGGAGCTTTTCTATCACCTGCAGGTGGCTGGTGGTTCCTACGAGAGAATTCCGATGGGGATTTTTGAAGTATCAGAGGCGAACCGAAAAGCGAAGTGCCTGGAGATCAAGGCCTATGATTACATGGTTCGGTTCGAGAAGGCATTTACTTCTCTGGAATCCATCGGTAACGCTTATGACTTCATGGTGCTCTGTAGCACGGCATGTGATGTGACGCTGGCTCAGGACAGGGCAACCATTGAGGCGATGCCGAACGGAACCGAGAACCTGTCCATCTATTCTGATAATGATATTGAGACTTACCGCGATGTGCTGTTCTATGTGGGACAGGTGCTTGGCGGTTTTTTCGTGATCAACAGAGCCGGGGAGCTGGAGCTTCGGAAGTATGGGAATACGCGGGTTCTGACAGTTGAGAGGAAGCACAGGTTCACTTCCAGCTTTTCGGACTTTATCACGCGATATACAGCGGTCAGTTCAACGAACCTTCGGACACAGATTGCGGAGTATTATGCACTGGATCCGGATGATGGGTTGACGATGAACCTGGGCGTTAATCCTCTGCTGCAGTTCGGTCTGGAAGAGACCAGGCGGCAACTCTGTGAGAATATCCTGAATGATCTGGCCGTCGTGAACTACGTGCCGTTTGATTCGGATACCATCGGAAATCCAGCACTGGATGTTGGCGATGTTTTGTCATTCAGCGGTGGACAAGCGGATGCCACGAAGTATGCCTGCATCACATCGAACAGCATCAAGATCGGCGGCAGGCAGAGTATCAAGTGCGTGGGAAAGAATCCGAAGCTGTCCCAGGCGAAGAGTAAGAACGATAAGAACATTTCAGGGCTTCTGGCTCAGATCGAGGCAGGAAAGATCGGGATCCATACCTTCACTAACGCTTCAGCATTTTCTGTGGTGGATGTGGACACGAAGATCATTTCCATCGAGTTTGCTACGACTGAAGCGAACCATGCGCAGTTCTTCGGGCAGGTGATCGTAGATGTGACGGCTCAGCCGGTGACAAGGTCGGTGACGGCTTCCGGAGATGTGGTGATCCCTTCGGTGAATGTTGACGGGGTACCTGTGGATCCGGAAGATCCGGAGGAAGAGCCGGTGGTGATCGGCAGCACGGAAGAGCAGACGATTACGGTATCTCTTCCGATGAGCTGGCAGGAGGACGGTCATGCGGATGTGATCTTTTCCTTTGAGTTCAATAACCAGATGATTCCGGTGCATTATCCGCAGGAAAACTGGCACTTGGGAAGACATACGATCCTTCTGTATTATCCGATCGAGAATGTGGTGCCGAACTATACGAATATCTTCAATGTTTATATGCGCTGCGAGGGCGGCACGGCTGCGGTGGATACCGGAATGTGTATTGCTTCCATTTCCGGTCAGAGCATGGGTGCTTCGGCGGCATGGGACGGCAGGATCGATATTGAAGAGTATGTGGATCTGTTCCGGATCGGTGATGGCAGACAGAACGGAAGGCTTCAGGTGAAGGTGTTCACGGATGCGGATGAATGGGAAGTCAAGGAAACCATGAGACGGTACTATTCGGATGTGAAGAACGGAAGATCCGGCATCGGAGGCTTTGCGATGGTGGTGGATGTGCCGGGCAGTAACGCTTAAGGAGGTTGCGATGAAGAGATATACAGGAAATCTGGTCATTGAACTGGAAGACCAGAATACAGGAAATGTGGAGACGGTATCGGAGACCAACATGGTCACCAATGCCGTCAATGACATTCTGGGAGTAAATCCGATGGGTGTCATGTATAAGGCCGGTGGGGAGTATGATGATTCTCTGACCTGGAATAACGAGCTGCTTCCGATCTGCCCGAACATGATCGGAGGCATCCTGCTTTTTCCAAGTTCCATTACGGAGCAGGCGGATAACATTTATCAGCCGTCAACGAATCTGCCGGTAGCTTATGCTTCCAATGATGTTAATGCTACGGCGAATACGAAAAGGGGAAGCATGAACCTGACCGAGAGTACGAAGCTGACAGACGGTTATAAGTTCGTCTGGGAGTTTACGCCTTCGCAGGGCAACGGCACGATCACGGCGGTCGGGCTTACATCCAAGCATGGCGGGGCAAACGCCTATGGCTCCGATGTGGCGGTGGACACTACGCTGCTTCAGATCAAGAAGGTCAGTATGAATGATGAAGATGGATTCATCAATGATTTGTTCCGGACAGTGACGGTGGATTTTGAGAATGCGAAGCTTTATTCTCTGGGCTACGCAAGTAATACGGTCACGATCAAAAGGTACCGAATCCCGGTGTTTGATATCGGGCTGAATGAGAAGCTGGATGACTCCACACTGGTGCTGGAGGATACGACGGTTCTGCAGTGTTCCACCTTTAAGTTCTATGGCAGCTACACACCGTATGGAATCTTCTGCGATGGCAGAGATGGGTACTGGTATGGCTTCTCCAATCAGGCGAATTCTTCCGGGAATGCAACGATGCTCTGGATAAAGATCAAGAAGAGTGATTATACATTTACGGAAGGCAGCTGGACGCTGTCGAACGCACATCTGATGGCGGTGGGAAGCTTCCGGGAGGATTCCAGTTATCCTTCCGGAAACAGAAGCGCTGTGGTGAGAAACGGATATTTGTATGTGCCGTCTTATGACAAGACCGGCGTATACAAGATCAATATCTCCAATAGCACGGACGTGACGCTGATAAGCCTAGGGTTCACTTCCAAGATTCGGTGCATCGGTGAAACGGGAAGCTGTGACTGCTGCATGAGTATTCTGAATGATATCATCATCGGCTGTGATTTTGAGATCGATGTGAATGATAACGTGATTGCGACCTTTGCCGGGGAACGCTGCGGAAATGTGTCCACACAGTTCTTCCAGTACAAGGAATATGTCTTTGCCTGGGGCGGCGCTTATCTGAATCAGCACAGATACACCTGGCTGCTGACTCCGTATCTGGCTACGATCTGCAATCTGAGCCAGGCGGTAGTCAAGAATGCGGATAAGACAATGAAGATCACGTATACGCTGACAGAGCAGACGGTAAGTTCATAAGGTCTGCTTGCAACTGAATAATCTGTTTTCAAGGGATGGCTTCGGCTATCCCTATTTTTATGCGAAGGAGGATTTGCGATGAAAGAGTTTTGGAATGTGATTCAGGCGATCTTTGCGGCAGTAGGCGGCTGGCTTGGTTATTTCCTGGGCGGAAATGACGGCCTGCTTTATGCGCTCCTGGCTTTTGTGGTGCTGGATTACATCACAGGGGTCATGTGCGCGGTGGCGGATAAGAAGCTGTCGAGCGCCGTGGGCTTTAAGGGGATCTGCAGGAAGGTTCTGATCTTTGCACTGGTAGGTATCGGGCATCTGCTTGATACACAGATCTTCGGGGAAGCCGGGGTCTTAAGAACTGCGATCATTTTCTTCTATCTGAGCAATGAAGGACTGTCGCTGGTGGAGAATGCCGCGTATCTGGGGCTGCCTATTCCGGTGAAACTCAGGAAGGTGCTGGAACAGCTGCATGACCGCAGCGAGAAGGAAGAGGATGAAAAGGATGGTGAGAAATAATGGGATACACGAATAGTCCGATGGTAGTTTATACGAAACTGAGTCCGAATCATTCCGGGCAGAGGACAATGGAGATTGACAGGATCACGCCTCATTGTGTTGTCGGTCAGTGTACGGCGGAAGGTCTGGGCGACTGGTTTTATAAGAGCAGTACACAGGCATCCAGCAATTATGGAATCGACAAGGATGGGCGTGTCGGGATGTATGTCGAAGAGAAGAACCGTTCCTGGTGTTCTTCTTCCGGGGCGAATGACCAGAGGGCAATCACGATTGAGTGCGCGTCTGATACCACGGAGCCATATGCTTTCAAAGATATTGTGTATCAGAGACTGATCGAGCTTTGCGTTGATATCTGCAAGCGTAACGGCAAGAATAAGCTGATCTGGTTCGGGGGTAAGGATAAGACGCTGAATTATGCTCCGAAAAGCGGTGAGATGATCCTGACGGTTCACAGGTGGTTTGCGAATAAAAGCTGTCCGGGGAACTGGATGTATGCGCGGATGGGAGATCTGGCGGAGAAGGTGACGAAGGCTCTGCAGGGATCGGATTCGGGATCCGGGGGCGGTTCTGCTTCAAAGGGTACCCAGGCATCAGTTTTGAAAGATCTGACCGAGGCGGATGCGATCAAGAAGGTCGGTGAGCTTTTCACGGCTGATATGAAGAAAAGCGGTATCCTGGCATCGGTATCGCTGGCACAGTTCATTCTGGAATCCGGGTATGGTAAGAGCGAGCTTGCGCAGAATGCCAACAATATCTTCGGGATGAAGTGCAGCCTGTCCGGGAATACTTGGAGCGGATCCGCATGGGATGGCAAGAGCAAGTACACGAAGAAGACGCAGGAACAGCACACGGACGGAAGCTATGAAACGATTACGGCTGATTTCCGCAAGTATCCCTGCATTGAGGATTCGATTGCCGATCATTCCGCTTATCTGCTTGGAGCGAAGAACGGAAAGAAGCTCAGGTATGAGGGCTTAAAGGGATGCACGGATTATAAGAAGGCTGTGCAGATCATCAAGGATGGCGGCTATGCCACAAGCCTGACTTATGTGGAGAAGCTTTGCTCCATAATTGAGAAATGGAACCTGACGCAGTATGACGCGAAGGATTCCGGCGGCGGTGAAGTGATCCGGTGGTACCGTGTCCGCAAGAGCTGGGCTGACAGCAAGAGCCAGAAGGGTGCTTTCAAAATTCTGGACAATGCGAAGAAGTGCGCGGATCAGAATCCGGGATTTAAGGTGTTCGATGCTGACGGCAATGTGATGTATGAGCCGAAGGCGGCGGAGCCTGCGGAGAAGGTGCCGTTTCTGGTGAAGGTCAGTATCTCCGATCTGAATATCAGGAAGGGTCCGGGGACGGATTACGGCAGGGTACAGTTTTGCCCGGTTGGTGTTTATACCATTGTGGAAGTGAAGCCCGGGAAGGGTGCTTCTGCATGGGGAAGGCTGAAGAGCGGGATCGGATGGATCAGCCTTGATTTTGTGAAGAGAGTTTAACTGAATAACGAATCGTTATTGAGCCTGCAGGTGTGAACCGCTCCCCGTCAAGTAGACAATTAAAAAAACAAAAACTTTCTGCCATCGGATCCTTCTGATGGCAGATTTTTA